AGGATCGGTTTGTCGTTCCTAAATATATAATCTGGTGCCCGGAGCCGGAATCGAACCGGCACGTCCTTACGGACAAGGGATTTTAAGTCCCTGGTGTCTACCAAATTCCACCATCCGGGCAAAAAGGCATTACTTACCAAATAATATTTGGCGGTTCATATAGGATTCGAACCTATGACCTACGGTTTAGAAGACCGTTGCTCTATCCAACTGAGCTAATGAACCATCCATTTTTTCTATTTAATAATATATATAGCAAATATTTGTTCTCAAACTTTTTGTTAAGAACTAATCTATCCTCGATAGGTAATATTTTTGGGAACATAATTAAAAGATTTTTTAACATTTATATGTTGCAAAGGTGTATGAATGATTCCAGCAAATGTTCGTTTTTTACCCGATTTACAATATTATTTTTCAATTTTCAACATGACAAATATGTTGGATAAAGATATAACGTATCCGTCGGGGCAAATTTACGATGTTCATATGTGGAATAATAAATCTTTTATACAATTATTATTTACAAATGAGCAATGGCAACACGGTTTGGATTATACAATCGGGTATAAACCATTGACTTATAAAGGATCTTGGCCAACTTCAATTTTAGATCGTTTGTCAATATATCACCATTCACAATATTTTATACCCAGCCCAATTACATATCGAGATCCATTTTATACAAATTTGCCAGATGAAACATGTTTGGAAGATTCAACAACTCCGCTAGATGGGACAAGCCGAGTTTATTTGTGCGTTGATACAACAAGCGGTTCGTTAATTCCAACAAATAATCCCTCAATATATGCGGTTATACAAAAAGAGGATGAGGAAGAAGGGATAAATCTTTTCAACCTTTGTGGCTGCGATATAATTTGTTTAGATGCCCTGGCCCATTATAAAACAAATCCCGAAAATATAAATGTTTATATACACAATGACAACCAACCGCCAAATTTAACACAATTGCCGGGCGGGACATATTTATTGAGCGTCAATTTAACTTTATTGACCAGTTTATCAAAATTAATTTCTATTTTTATTTATACGATGAAAACTGGCGATCACCAATATTATGTTGGAGATCAAATAATTGGGGTAAAACCAATTGACAAACTTTTTGAAGTCTACGTTATAAATAAAATTTTTAAATTAATATCTGAAGGTGGGCCAGATTATGTGGACTAGAGAAGATTTTGAAAAAATATTTCAATATATTAAAGGTGATACTCCAGTTGAATTATATGAGCCTTTATATGCTTTAGCCAAATCTGATCAGGCTACAACCAAAATTCTTTTTGAAAGAACGTTGGACCAGGTAGCTTTTGCATCTGAGGATTATAAAAGATTGAGGGCTTTTTTGATTGACTGGTTCTCAACTCATCGCACGCTTACCACAATTCAAAAACAAATTAGCGATTTATATGTTATTCCAAATGACCATTTAGATGAACTTTTTCGGAGTTATGGTTACAAATATTCAAATAAATTAACTTACGTAAATAATCGAATAAATTATAATAAAGTCAATTTCTTTTTAGATTTAGTTAATTTATATAAAATAAAAGGTACACCAGCTTCGTTAGTTCACGCTTTACGATATCACGGTATACCAAGTTTACAAATATTTGAATACATGATTAAAATGAATCCGGGAACTGAATTTATTCCGGATCCACATATATATTTTGAAAGCATATTAGCAAAAAGTGTTGGTTTTAACGTTGATACACCTCCAACAATTTTAACGTTTTCCGAAGCGACGGATTGGGATCCACACTGGATGTCAAGCCAGTCAAAAATTATTCAACGGCAAAATGAATTGCACAATCATTTGCCATCGAAAAGTCCATATTTTTCACTCCGGATTTATATGGACATGGCGCAAATTAATTTATTATTCTCTTATATAAATAGACATATTCAGGAACAATATACTTATATTTTAACAAATAGGGTGCAACCGCAACCTGATTTGTTTTCTGTTATTTTAGATAAACATGTTAATTTGTTGGAATTATATTGCTCGATGATATATATTTTCAACAAAACTTTTCCTGACGCTGAATATGGCAATCCAAATCAGAATTTAATTTATCGTTATAATAAAGACCCACATGATGTCTCAACAGTTATTTCTCAGTTCGAATATTATCATCAAGAACAGCCAACTCGAGATGACCGCGAGCAAAATATTCGAGGTTACTATAACGATTTTACAAATTCGATTGTTTATAGTTTATTTCAAAGTCGGGATAGCGCAGAAGAAATTTTAACAGATTTATTTCCACAAACCAAAAATGATTTGGATGGACTTTTATCTGTTTTAAACAGCCAAACTTTAGTGGGAAGTCTGGCTGAAGAATTTACATCCTGGGTTAAAACTTATTTTTCTATTTATATACCAAATTTAGGATATTTGGTTTTGGGCCAGGAAGAATTAGTCCGAGATCTTGGCGGTGTTATTGACTTTTTTAAACCATATCACGCCAGATTGTTATTAACCGATTTCGGTTTAACTTTTAATGACAGATTAGAAGAGTCAGTTCGTCTAAAAGATTATTGTATTGACTCAATTGAACACATTTTAATTGATTGGGATACATGCAACAGCAGACCGTGTTGCCAAAATGAAGATTTAGAATGTCCAACCGGAAATCAATTGTCTTATTCCCGGGACACATATGATTGTGGATCTTATTACGATATTGGGGCAGCCTGCGATCCCCCGGGATCTTTTCAAACATTTATTGATCAAGAAATTATTGATAAAATTGTTGAAAGAAAGCACGGTGAAATTGACCCAAATGCTTTAATTGAAAATGTTACAACTTTAACTCCAGATTATGCCGCTCAGTCCGGCGGATTTGTTGTTTTTGACGAAGGCGGGTATTTTGACGACCAACACGCTTGCGATGTTTGTTTTATTCAATTAGTTGATGTTATTACTCCCGATATAATTTTTGATTTTTATACAAGCGAGAATTATACCCCGCCAGAAAATGATGATGTTGTTTTAAATGTTGCATGATTAAGTTAAAAAGTTAGAACACAATATAAAGATATTTGGTTTGATTTTCACCTTATTCGTCGAGGATGTTTTTATATGAAAACAAATAAAATTATCATTAAAGATAAATATGGAGATTCTTGTATAAAAGAATCATACGGAGATAAAATTTGTGGTGAAGGTCGCAAACCCGAAGGTTTTGTTGAAATATACGAAGTTGACAAAAATGGAAACCAACAATTAATTGGAAAAAGCAATTTAGTTGTTTACGTCGGCCGAGAATTATTAGCTCAAAAACTTTTGAGAATCAACAATCCGTCGGTTGACACCCAATGGGAAGAAGGGTTATATTGGCTTGGTGTTGGGTCTGGGGGTTGTGCCCCATCAGATCCTTTTAACCCAAATCCCCCAGTTTCAACAGATACGGGTTTATATACAGATGTCCCAATTAGCGATACAAACCCAGTTTGCGCAGATGAGCGAAATGGTTATTTTTACAAAAAACCAATCGAAGCATTTGAATTTCAACAAGATCCATATAATGATAATTCGTGGTTGATAATACAAACTGTTTCACGAATTAGCGTTAGCGAATGTCTTGGTGAATATATTAGCGAAGCGGGTTTATTTACATCGTTGGAAAATACACCTGGTTATGCTGGCCCATTTCATTTATTTTCCAGAGTAACTTTTCCAACGATTGCAAAAACAGATACACGACAATTATTATTTATTTGGTACATTTATACTTAGACGTATGGTTTTATATCCACGTTTATATTCACAATAAAATCTTTAAAAATAATAATTTTTAGTTTGGAGGACATATCATGTCTAATATTTCACCGGGTGTATATACCAAGATTATTGACTTATCGGCGTATGTACAGGCGGTTCCTTCCACGGTCGGTTTTATTTGCGCACTGACTAAAAAGGGTCGGGACAACGAAGTCCTTTTCCTCGGCGGTCGTGGCGAATTAATCGGCGAATGGGGAGAACCGGATATTACCACGTATGGTAAAAATTATGGTCAGGGGCAATATTGCGCTTATAATTTCCTTGGGGAATCTGGATCCTTATATTATATGCGCTGTATGCCAGATAACGCGGCTTACGCCAATATCAGAATTGACGCCATTCATGCAGCTGGCGATACGACAACTGATATTCAACTGACCTGGATTGACGGCATTAATTCAAAGGATGAAATCGTAACCAATTTAGAATATACCCCTGGAAGTGATACTTACCCAATTTGCATTTTGTACCCAATTGGGCGTGGGGATTATTATAATGGTATTGCGATTCGTTTAACCAGGCACGCTAACCCAATGGTTGAGGGTGTTTATATTCTCGACATATATGAAAAACAAGACGACGGGGATGAGGTTATAATTGAATCTTTCAACGTTTCTTTTGAACCGACCGCAAAAGATGTTAGCGGGGATTCGATTTTTATCATCGATATTTTAGAAAAGTATTCGTCGATTCTCCGTGGCACAATGACTTTAGCCAATGGGGATTACACTTCTGGATACAATCTGGCCATTCGCTCCTACGATTGGAACCAGGGTTGGTCAACTGTGACGACGGTCGTTGAAACCTCACCTGGCTCAAATGATTACAATATTATTCCGGCAACTCTGACTGACGGCAAACAGGATTTTTCACCCTGGCAGAATGCGACAGAAACTGGTTTATCGGAATATTGCGTAATAGCCATTGACCAGCGCGGAAATCGCATTTGGGGTTGGCTGGGCGCCGCCAGCGGTTCTGATAACGAAACGATTAACGTTTTTGATAATCGTAATTTATCAATCGCCAACCAGACCTGGTTACATAATTTGGGTGACCCGTATGTTGAAACCCCCGGTCAACAACTTTCACATTTTGATTGGGAGGGCAGCGTAACTTATTATATCCGCAAAGAGCTGGTCGATTTATCCGCGGCATTTTTATCAAGCGATCCAATCCCCTTGAGAAAAGGTTTTGATGGAGATCTGCTTGATTTAAATGGCAATCTCAATTATACCGAAGCTGAAAGACTTTTAGCCGCTGGTTATGCTGGACAAATTGACGATAATATTTTGGATACCGAGAAAATTTATTTCACAATGGTTTTCGATTGCGGTTAACCGACTTCCGTCAAACAGCAAATTAGCACGCTGGTTCAAACTCTGCGGGATTGTGTTGCAATGCTGGATAATGGAGATAACCCAACATTTCAGCATTGTATTTCAAAACGGGAAAGCGATCATAATTTTAATACATATTTCTGCGCCCTTTATGAGGAATATAATAAAGTTTATGATCCTTTTACTGGAAATGATATTTGGGTTTCCCCAATTTATCATATGTCATATCTTGCT